TGTGCGATGTCGACGTTGCTAGGGACATCGAAACGGCCCTAGCAAGATTTGAAGAGGAAGGGATACCGTTTCTCACGGTGACCCTTCCGTCCTATTGCGCAGCCTTTGAAGAAGCGCTGCGCGTAGGATCCATTTCCTCTGTCCCTTTCCCGAATTTCCGGAAGAGGGGTGGCTACCCACTTTTCTTGGGTGGGATGCTCAGGATGGTCTTCAATCCCGAAGGTGGTGCTGTTCGTGAGGATGCCTCAGCCGACGCGGTCCAAGCGGTCCGCCAGGTCACGTCATTCCTTGGAAAGATCTTCCAGGTGTGTTCAGAGCGTTATCAAAGACGCTCCGTGGAGGCATACATCACGTGTGAGAAAGAACTGGAGAGTCAGCAGAGTATCTCGGCTGACTATCTTGAGCGTCTCGGTAATGTTGCTGTCCGTTATTTTGGCAGCATACTTACCGGCGTGGACCAGGACCTGTTCAGAAATGAACTCGTACCTGGCCATGGGCCAGGTAGCACGGCCGACGGCATGTACGGAAATCAGAAATATGATCTCCGCGGGTGGTCCGATAATCTCGAACCACTCATGCCGTCGGCCGACTACCTGATACCCAATTCAAGGCATCATGCCGTCTTGGATGATGTCCAGTTCTTCGAACCCGGTACGGAGCCGCCCGTCAAGGTGGTTCTTGTGCCTAAGACGGCCCAAAAGGCTCGAGTCATAGCGATGGAACCTAGCTGGAAGCAATACGCCCAGCAGGCGCTACTCCGCTCCTTCGCGGAACGGATGGCTGGTGATCCGGTGGTCGATATATCTGACCAGTCGGGCAACCAACTCCTTGCTCAGCTCGGGTCCCTGGACGGGAGCTTCGCGACATTGGACATGTCGGAAGCTTCTGACAGGGTGACGGTGGAAGTGGTGCGTGCGGTGTTTCGACGCACCCCTCTCCTGCTGCAAGCTTTGCTTGCAGTGAGATCAGGAACCGCTTCCCTGCCTTGCGGAGATATAATACCTCTCCGTAAGTACGCGTCTATGGGTTCGGCTGTCTGCTTTCCCGTGCAGACCATTGTCTTCGCGACGGTGGTCCTCGACGCGGTAGAACAGGCGGTCAACAGCTCATCTCGCCTTGATCTGTCGACCAGACAGATACGGGCCTGCGTCAGGGTGTTTGGAGATGATATCGTAGTCTCCACACCCTTCGTACATCACGCGATCGATAGTCTCAACCAAATCGGGATGAGACTTAATCCCCACAAGTCTTTCTGGACTGGAAAGTTCAGGGAGAGTTGTGGAGGCGACTTCTTTCGGGGTTTGGACGTTACATATGCCAAGCTCCGTCAGCTGCCACCTCGATCGCGCCGGGATGCTAGCGGTGTCCTTTCTCTCATCGCTTTCAGAAATCACCTCTATGAGCGTGGTTTCTGGAAGACGGCTGGGCGGATAGATGATCTGGTTCGCCACCTAGGCTTACCACTGCCAATCGTCGAAAAGACGTCGCCAGTGATGGGCCGTTATTCTTGCTGCTTTGCGTGGCGAGGACAGCGGATCCATCCTTCATACCAGTCCCCGTTAGTTAAGGGAGTGGTTGTGAAGACTCGATCGCCGAAGAGCGAAAGCTCGGACGTTGGTCGCTTGCTGAAGTGCCTCTTGCCTCGAAGGGTTGAACCCTTCTATGACAAGGAGCACTTACTGCGCTCCGGACGTCCCGACCGCGTTCGCATAAAGGTCGGAATGGGCCAACCCTTCTAAGGGTTGGCGGGCCATCGGCCCAGCAGAGGG